GGGCACGGGCATCACAGCCGGGCAGATGCGCGAGGGCGGCGCGGCCGAGGGCGGGCTCGCCTTCCGCGAGTTTCTCCAGGTGCCGGGCGTCGACCGCAACGCGGCCCGCGTGGGCGCGGTCATCGTTGCCGCAGTCAACGGCGGGCTCGAGACCATCCCCATCGCCCGCCTGCTGGGGCGAATTCCGGGCCTGGGGCGGCTCGCGAAGACCGGACTGGTGAGGGACGCTATCCGCCGCGTGCTCGCCTCTCCGACGAAGGCAGCGGCCTTCACGCGCCTGTCGGCGCGCATCGTCGAGCAGGGGCTCTTCGAGGGTGTGACCGAGTACGCTCAGGAGTGGTCGAACATCCTCAACGGTGAGGTGGCGGTCGAGCTCTCCCAGTCCGACGCGAACATCGGGCGGCTCGGGAGCCGGCTCGGGCGCGCGGCCGAGAACCCCGCGAACCGGGAGCGGGCGACCGAGTCTTTCGTCGCCGGCGCGCAGGCGGGGCTCGCCCTCGGCGGCGCCGGGAACGCCCTCTCGCTGCGCGCAGACCTGCAGGAGGCGCAGGCCGCCGAGCAGCGGCTTGCCTTCTACCGAAGCCTCGGGGAGACCGTGCAGGAGAGCGAGATCGCCAAGGTGCCCGAGGCGATGCGCGCCTACGCGCAGCGGCTCCGCGAGGAGAGCGGCGGGGCCGTCGAGGAGTTTTCCGCACCGGCCGAAGACCTGCAGCGGCTCTTCCAGGAAGAGGGGCTCGAAGAGGCCGACGTCGCGCGCCTGATGCCCACGGTTGCGCGAGGGCTCGCCGAAGCGGCGAAGAGTGGCGACCCCCGGGCCGAAGTGGTGATCCCCTTCGAGGACTTCGTCACGCACGTGGCGCCGCTCAAGGGCGCCGAGGCGCTGCACGAGAACCTGCGGATGGGCGACAGCCTGACGGCTGCCGAGGCGAAGGACGTTGTCAAGCAAGCCGAGAAGCTGCGGGCCGAGAAGCCGAAGAAGGGCGCGGCCGAGGATCTCTCGCCGGCGCAGCGGGTATACAACGACGTCTTCGGCAAGCTCGTGGGCGCCGGCATGGCCGACGAGGTGGCCGAGCAGGATGCGGCAATCTGGGCGGCGATGGCCGAGAGTCGGGCTTCCCGCGGCGTGGCCGAGGATGCCTGGGTCTACTACCAGAAGCAGACCCTCACCGTGCAGCAGGGCGAGGAGCCGGCGGGGCTTGAGCAGCGCGACGGGCCGCAGGTCGGAAAGGTCTACTCGCACGCGCAGATGATTGAGTCGGGTGCGGATGGGCATCTGCCGCACGCAATCGTCCTGCGGATTCCGGTCAGTCAAATTGATGGGCGCGAGCCGACCCCGGACATGGAGGGTGGATACACCAAAGGCACGCCGATCACGCAGCCGGTCGAAGTCGAATATCAGGAGGATTCGGGGAAGTTCATCCTCTATGCGGGAAATCACCGCGTGACGCAGGCCGGGCTGAATGGCGACGAGACGATCATCGCCTTCGTTCACGAGCCCGGAAAGCAGTACGCGAAACTCCGCGCTCAATTCGCGACCCCCGCGCAGGTTCTCGAGCAGCGCGCATATCATGGCACCCCGCACCGGGGTATCGAGAAGTTCTCGCTGCAGAAGATGGGCTCTGGCGAGGGCGCGCAGGTCTACGGGTGGGGGCTCTACTTCGCCGGCAACAAAGAGGTCGGGGAGTACTACCGCGAGCGACTCTCCGGCGGCCGCGGCATGCGTCGAGCGCTGAGGTTCGGCGACTTCGTGGCATCCAGGCCGACGACCGGCGCTGGAACGCTCGACCCCGACCAGCAACTCGCCGCGATGCTCTACGGTCGAGTCGACCTAGGCAGGTCGGTGGCAGAGGTGCGCGCCGAGCTCGCAGACGAAGCGGCGGCGGCGCAGGATCCGGAGGACCGGCGCCACTACGAGCGGCTGCTAGAGGCCTACGACAGGATGGCCGCGCACGGCGAGCCTCGTGTCGAGGAGGCTGGTCAGCTCTACGGGGTCGACCTGCCCGAGGACACCGACCTCCTCGACTACGACAAGCCTATATCCGACCAACCCCCAGGTGTGCTGTCGGCGCTGCGGCGTGCCGGGCTCATCGGGGATATGGATTCGCTAATCCAGCGCACAGAGGAGATCAACAAACTTGCCGAGCAGATGCTCCCGTTATCGAGCAAGAGCGACGATTACAAACGGATGGAGCGAGAATTCGACGCGCTTGACACCGAGGTGAAGGCCCTCGAGCGAGAGCTCGGCCCCGCGCAGTATCTCACCGGCGAACGCCTGTACCGGAATCTCGAGAAAAAGCTCGGCTCACCGCGCGCAGCATCCGAGGCGCTACTCGAAGCAGGCATCCCCGGAATGCGGTATCTCGACGCCGGGAGCCGCGGAGGTGGCGACGGCACCGCTAACTTCGTCATCTGGGATGAAAACCTAGTCGACATCACGCGCACCTACTACCAGTCCACCGACCAGACCGAGACCCCCGAATTCAAGGCGTGGTTTGGCGATTCCAAGGTGGTCGACGCGCAGGGGAAGCCGCTCGTCGTCTATCACGGGACGAACTACGCAGGCTTCGACACCTTCCGCGGCGACCTTGCCGACAAGAACGCGCTCTATGGACCGGGGCTCTACTTCACCGAAAGCGCCGAGGTCGCGTCGTCGTACACTGAGAAGAACGCTCGCACGATCGAAGAAAAGGGCGAGCGTCCAGCCGTCTATCCGGTGTTCATGTCGATCCAGAATCCGTTCGACGTGTCGAAGCCGGCGAAGGCTTTGGTGCCTGCGCTCAAGCGGTACAAGGCGAAATTTCCGCCCGCACAGGCCAAGAGGCTCATCGACAACGCACTGCGCGAGGATCCGTCGATTGCTAGCGCCGAAGGATTAGCGGACTGGGTCGACAACACCGAAAGCGCCTATCGAGAGATGGAGCGCATGGGTGTCGACGCGCGCGACTTTGCCGAGGAGCACTGGCCCTACCTGCTTGCAAAGGCTCGCGACAACATGCTCGCGATGATCAGGGATGGAGAGCTGGAGACCGGCGAGGACCTGATCCGACACATCGAGAACAACGTCTTCAAGCGGCTGCAGTCTAACGCGGCCAACATCCAGGAGGTGCTGCGGGATTTCGGGTTCGACGGGATCACGCACATCGGCGGCAACATCATGGGCGACGGCTCGCTGATGCACCGTGTCTGGATTGCCTTCGACTCGCAGCAGGTCAAGAGCGCGACCGGCAACCGCGGCACCTTCGACCCGAACAACCCGAGCATCCTCGCGCAGGAGCCGGCCCGGGGCGTCGTGCGTGGCGCCATCGAATCCGACACCTCCCGATCTTGGTTCCGCGTCACCCTGACCGGCAAGGCGAATCTCTCGACGTTCCTGCACGAGTCGGCCCATGCCTTCTTCGAGATGCTGCAGCGCGACGCCGAGGCGGGGCACGCCGAGAGCGCGGCCGACGTCGCGGCCCTGCGTGCCTGGGCCGGCGCGGCCGAGGGCGAGCCGCTCGCAACCGAGCACCTCGAGAAGATCGCCCGGGGCTTCGAGGCCTATCTCTGGGAGGGCAAGGCGCCGAGCGTCGAGCTGCGCGGCGTGTTCTCGCGCATCAAGGCGTGGATGCGCCACGTCTATCGCGCGCTCTCCTCGCTGAACGTCGAGCTTTCCGATGAGGTGCGCGGGGTCTTCGATCGCTTGCTCGCGACCGAGGAGGCGATCACCGAGGCCCACGCGAGGCTTGCCCTTGAGGCCTTCCCCGGCGACGAGCGGGCGGCCGAGCTGCACGCGAAGGCGCTAGAGGCCGCCGAGCTCGACCTCGAGCGCGAGGCTCTCTCGGTCTGGCGCCGCGCCTTCGCGGCCGACTACGAGCGCGTGCGTGGTGATGTCGAGGCAGAGACCGCGGCCGACCCCGCCCGCAACGCCTGGGAGGTGCTCGCCGGGCGCGAGCGGCTCGACGGTGAGACCGTGCCCGAGGAGCTGCAGGGACGGAAGCTCTCGAAGGCAGCGATCAAAGGGATGGCCCTTGATCGGGAGGCGCGCCGGCGCATCGGGCCGCTCGTCGGCAAGGATCATAAGAACGGCACCTCCGACGCGATGATCGACCCCGGTGCGGCCGCACCCTTTTTCGGCTTCGATTCGGGCGTCGAGCTCGTGCAGGCTCTCGCCGCGCTCGAGCCCCGGGCCCGGTACGTCAAAGCCGAGACCGATCGGCGCTTGGCCGAGAAATACCCCGGCTATGATGCCGATCCGGCCTGGCTGGAGCAGAAGGCGCTCGAGGCGCTGCACGGCGATCCGGTGGCGAAGGCGCTTCGGCTCGACCTCGAGGCCACGGGCCGACAGGTGGGCGCGCCCCCAGCGCGCAGCGTGGCCGAGGCCGCGAAGCTGCTCGCACAAGAGCACGTCGACGGGCTGACCGGGCTCGAGCTGCAGCCCGACCGATACCGGCGCGCCGAGGTGAAGGCGGCACGGGAGTGGCAGCAGCTCGTAGCGGCGAAGAAATTCGAGGAGGCCTGGGCCGCCAAGCGGGCGCAGATCTACAACCATTTCGCCTGGAAGCGGGCGGCCGAGGCGCGAGATGAGTTCGAGAAGACCCGCACCTACCTGCTGCGCTTCACCGACCTGCGCACCCGAAAGAAGATCGGACTCGCCGGGCAGACCTACCTGCAGGCCCTCGACGCGCTGCTCGACAAGCTCGAGCTGCGCAAGGTCTCGACCAAGCAGGTCGGGCGCCGAGCCTCGCTCGCCTCCTACCTGCGCCAGATCGAGGCCGAGGGCGAGCCCGTGCTCATCTCTCCCGAGCTCGCCGCGGAAACCACACTCAAGAACTACCGGCAGCTGACCGTCGCCGAATTCCGGGCCCTCGGCGACGCGGCGAAGAACATCGAACACCTGGCGCGCATGAAGAACCGGCTGCGGCTCGGCAAGGAGCAGCGCGACTTCGAGCTCACCACGACCGAGCTCGCCGCGCACATCGCAGCGCGCGCCGGGGCCGACCACGCCGTGCCCGCCAACGCGCCCCCGAATCCGCGCGCTGGCGCCCGGCTGCGCTCTTGGCTGCGCACCGGCTCGGCGAACCTCAAGAAGGTGGAATTCGTCGCGCGGGCCCTCGACGGTGGGGAGATCGCCGGCTTCGCGCACAGCCTCATCTTCCAGCCCATCGCCGAGGCCGAGACCCGCAAGGCGAAGATGCTGAAAGACGTCGTGCTCAAGCTCGGCGAGATCTTCGACGGGCTCACCTGGCGAGACGCGGCGCGCATGGATGAAGAGGTTGATTTCCTGGGCGTGCCGATGCGCCGCTCGGAGGTGCTCGCCGCGTTCCTCAACATGGGCAACGCGGGCAACAAGGCGCGCCTCTTCGGCGGGGCGAAGACTCGGGGCTGGACCTGGAGCGAAGACGCGGCACTCGTGCGCTTCGACGAGCTGCTCACCGATCGGGATCTCGAGCTCGCACAGCAGATCTGGGACACCATCAACAGCTTGTGGCCGGAGATTGTGGCCCTACAAGAACGTGTGGTGGGCGTGGCTCCGGAGAAGGTTGAGGCAACCCCGGTGATGCTACCCTCCGGGCGCCAGGTTGCCGGCGGCTACTACCCGGTGGTCAAGGATTCGCGGGCCTCGCACCTGGGTGCGAAGATCGCAAGCCGCAAGGAAGACGTCTTCGAGAATCAATTCATGCTGCCGATCACGGCGCACGGGTTCACCGAGGCGCGCGGGGATGACCTGACCTCGCCGCTCCTGCTCGACCTGCGGGTGATCCCCTCGCACCTGACCGAGGTGATCCACTACCTGACGCACTACGAAGCCGTGCGTGCCGTCGACAAGCTCACGCAGTCGAAGCCCGTGCGCGCAGCCATCGTCGAGGCCCTCGGGCTCGAGACCTACAACGAGATCCGCCCCTGGCTGCAGGCAGTCGCGCACGATGGGGATGTCGCCGAGCGCACGGCATTCGACGCGGCGCTGCGGCACTTGCGCTTCGGGGCCACGTTCGTGATGTACGGCTTCAAGATCTCGTCGGCGATGATGCAGGCGCTAGGTCTGTCGCAGACTGTGAAAGAGATCGGCCTCGGCGCGACGGCTGCGGGCGCGAAGCTCTTCCTCGGGCACCTCGTGCAGGGCAAGCCCTTCGAGATCGCTGAGGCCGAGAGCGGGGCTCTCACGATCCTCTCGAAGGGTTACGATCGAGAGGTGCGCCAGATCTTCGAGTCGCACGTCGGCAGCTTCTCGCGGCTCGGCAAGCTGCGGCACGAGGTCGGCGCCTTCTCTCTAGCCTTCCTCGGGCTCGTGCAACGGTCGGTGAACGTCATCACCTGGCTCGGCGCGCGGGAGCGGGCCTTCGAGCAGGGGCACCCGGACCCGGTCGCCTACGCCGACGCAGTCGTGCGCCAATCGCAGAGCTCGGGCAGTATCAAGGACCTGGCCGCAATACAGCGCGGGCCGGAGACGATGAAGCTCTTCACCGTCGCCTACAGCTACTTCTCGGTCCTCTACAACCAGCTCGCGATGCCGCTCGAGCGCGGGGCGAGCTCGAAGGCGAAGGTGGTCGAGGCTGCAGCCCGGTGGTGGTGGCTCGTGACCCTGCCGGTCGTTGCCGAGGCGCTGATGCGCGGCAAGGCGCCCGAGGATGACGAGAGCTGGGCGGGGTGGTTCGCGCTGCAGCAGATGCTCTACGCGGCCCGCTCTGTGCCGATGCTCTCCAGCGTGACCGAGGCCGCGGCCGGTGGAATGGAGCCCCGCACAGCCCCCTGGCTCTCGGCGGTCTACCGCTCGGCGATTGCCGTCGGGAACGCCTTCGATGGGGAGAAGGATCTCTCCGCTGGCGACGTGCGCGCCCTCGTTGACGTCGCGGGCATGATCGGGCACGCCCCGACCGGCGCGGCCAACAACGCATGGCGCTACCTCGACGCCTTCTCCGATGGTACGATGGAGGAGCCTGTCAAGAATTTGATCTTTCGCGGACCCCGGGAGTGGAAATAATGAAGCCCTACCTTGCGTGCATCCTGGCCACACTTCTGCCCGCGCTCGCCTTCGGACAGGCGATCATCCGGCCCGCCAACACGGGCGGGGATGTGGCATTCGGCAGTATCGATTCGGGAGCGATCACCTCGGACGGGCGCCTGACCCTGACCTGCACCGCGTGCGCGCCGGCGCTCTCGATCACCGGGGTGGCGGGCGGGGCGAATGCAATCACGATACCGACCGGCGCGAAACTGGCGCTCGGCAGCGGGCCGAACGATTACCTCACGATTGTCGGCGGACAGGTGTACGCGCCACTTCTCTATGCGACCTCGCTCGCGGTGAACAACACGATCACCAACAACTCCGCTACGAACGGTGGCTCCATTGCCATCAACGACGCGACCCGTTGGCTCTCAACCACAACCGCGCTACTGGAGTCGTCGACTGCGGCGACCAGCGGCACGGACACCGCGTTCACGCTGCGCCCGCTTGTCGAACTCAGTGGCGCAGATCGCGTCCTCGATGTTGTCGACCACGCTGGCACTTCGCGATTTTACGTCACGCCTGCCGGGTCGATCGTCAACTCTGGCAGCGCGACACTCGGCACAGTCAGCAGCTCGCTCTATGGGGTGGCCGGAGACAATCCAGTCATTGTTAGGGGATCGAAGGTTGACGGCGCATCTGCTGTCGGTGTGAGGATTGGAAATCTAAACACTCTTACAACGGCAGGTAGCAAAGTCGTCGCCTTCTGCGCCGACAACCCGAGCACCTGCGCTTCCGAGGTCGCGAGCATCGCCCACAACGGCACTGCGACTTTTTCCGGCCGCATCTCCGGCGCAGGCGTGCAGGCAGTCGCAGGCACCGAGCCGACCTGCGACGAGTCCGCCCGCGGCCTGATCTGGACCGTCGCCGGCGATACCGGCGTGGCCGACCAGGTGAAGGTCTGCGCGAAGGACGCCGCCGACGCCTTCGCGTGGCGGACCATCTACTAGGAGCCCGAGCAATGACGAACGCCCAGATCGCAGCCATCGCCGCAATCTCGGTTGGCCTCGCCGCCGGCGGGACCATCCTGCTCTCGTCGGGAGAGCCCGCAGTCGTCACCGCCGAGCATGTCGACGCGGGCCAGGCGCCCGCGGGCGCAGTCCTCCTCGTCGACAAGAGCACCGGCACGCACGGCTATCTCGCCGACGACGCGACCGGGCGCGCCCTGCTCGAGGCGGCGCTCGTGCTGCGCGGGCGTGAGCCGACGCGCATCGATCTGTTTCCGGCCGAGGCGTGCGAAAGCGGGCTCGGCTTCGAGGTCTTCGACGCGCTCGGCTACCAATCCGAATGTCTCCCGGCGGGCATCCTGCCGGCACCCTAACGCAATCCCTGGAAGGATCACCCCATGCGCCGAATCGCAGCCTTTCTATCCGCTCTACTCGTCTCGACTCCGGCCCTCGCCGACACCTTCACCGTGGGGGGCACGGTCAGTGGCTTGGCGGGATCCGGCCTCGTCCTACAGAACAACGCCGGCGACGACTTGACGATCGAAACCAATGGTACCTTCACCTTCGAGACGGCGCTCGAGGATGAGGCAGCCTACGCCGTGACCGTCGAGACCCAGCCGGGCACGCCGACACAGACCTGCACTGTTGAGGCGGGCACCGGGGTCATCGCCACGGCGAACGTGACCGACGTGGCGGTCACCTGCGTGACCGACAGCTTCACCGTGGGGGGCACGGTCAGTGGCTTGATGGGATCCGGCCTCGTCCTGCAGAACAACGCCGGCGACGACTTGACGATCGAAGCCAATGGTGCCTTCGCCTTCGCCACGGCGGTTCTTAGCGGGGCCGCATACGCCGTGACCGTCGAGACCCAGCCGGGCACGCCGACACAGACCTGCACCGTGGAGGATGGGGCGGGCACCGTGGGCGGCGCGGCGGTTGCTGATGTCGCGGTCACCTGCGTCACCGACAGCTTCGACATCGGGGGCACACTGGTGGGGCTGGAGGCGGGCTCCGTAGTGCTGCAGAACAACGCCGGCGACGACTTGACGATCGAAGCCAATGGTGCCTTCGCCTTCGATACGGCGGTTCTCAGTGGTGTGGCATACGAGGTGACCGTCAAAACGCTGCCCACCGGGCACACCTGCACCGTGGAGGATGGGGTGGGCACCGTGGGCGGCGCGGCGGTTGCTGACGTGGCGGTCACCTGCGTGCGGACCACGGTTTGGTCTACCCCTGGCGGACCCTACCCGGCAGCCAAGGCGGCCTGCGCTACCGGCTCCGAGCCGGCCCCGCTTCTGGCAACTGACGGGCTGTCGCTCGGCAACCTCAAGGGCGGATTCTCGGTCATCGTCGAGTCTGACGACGGGACCACGAACCTGACCGCCGGCGGGAAACTGCTCGCCTACGCCTACCACCCGCTCACCGGATGGGTCCGCGTGCCCGACCTCGACTTGACGGTGAAGGACGCGACCACGGCCCGATCGTGGTCCGGGTTTCAAGTGGTGGCGCCGATCGGTCGGATCGCCTTCGTCCCGAACGGGCTCGGGGCCGCAACCGCCGTGAACGTCTACATCACCGGGCGCTAGTCGAGCACCGGATCCCACCAGCCAACCGCATCGAGAAGGGCCGCCTGCGTGCGGCCCTTCTCATGTAGGGATTCGAGCACAGCCCAGTCGGCATCGCCGGCGAGCAGCGCGTGGGCGGTCACGACAGGCGCGAGCTGCCCGACACGCGAGATCCGGCCGTTGCCCTGCTCCCACAGCTCGTGAGACCACGGCAGGGCGAACCAGACCACGGTTGATCCACCCGCCTGCAGGTTGATCCCGTGGCCGGCGCTCTGGGGGTGGGCGAGCAGGAGCGGCAGCTCTCGACGATCCCAGGCCTCGACGGCGCCCGGCTCGCGCACCTCGCGCGCCCCCGGGAAGGCCTTCTTGATCCGCTCGAGCTCGTGCCTGAACCAGTAGAAGCAGAGCATCGGCTCGCCCTGCGCCTCATCTACAAGCTCGCGCAGGGCATCGATCTTCGCGGGGTGGACTTCCTCCCAGGCCTCCTCGGCCTCCTCACCCGGGCGCAGGTACACGGCCCCGCTCGCGAGCTGGCGCACCTTGCCGCCGAGGGCCGCGGCACCGATGGCGTGCAGCTCCTCGCCGCTCGCGAGCCGGGCCCGGCACTCGTGAGCGAGCGTCGCTTCGAGGTCGCGCACCTGGCGCGGGAGCTCTAGCTCGATCGGGTTGACACGCAGCTCGGGCAGGCGCCTCGCGGCGAGCTTCTCGTCGAGGGAGAACGCCCAGGGTTTGAGCCGCTCGTGGATCTCCTGAGCAGCCCCGAGCTTCGGCTTCCAGGTCGCGAAGCGTAGATCACCCCAGCCCTCGGGCTCGAAGTACCGCTCGCGAAAGCCGGTGAAGGTCGGCCCGAGCGGCTTCTCACCGGCGACCGCGAAGAGCTCACCCCAGAGGTCGAGGAGCCGGTTGCCCACGGGCGAGCCCGTGAGGCCGAAGCGCACCGAGATGTCGCGCGCCTTCGCCCGCAGCCGCCTAAACCTCGAGGTGCCGGGGGCCTTGAGCTTGCTTAACTCGTCGAAGACGATCGCGTCGTAGCGGCCCGCGAGGTCTCCAACCTCGTCGGTGAGCCAGAGCGCAAGCTCGTAGCTCATCACCTCGATCTTCTGGTGACCCCAGCATGGTGGGCAGGCCCCGAGGGCGCGGCGACGCTGGGCGGGGTTTCCCCGCAGCGGCACTACCGAGATGCCCTGCAGGTGCTCCCAGGCCTGGGACTCCCGACCCCAGACGTTCTGAACCACGACCTGTGCCGGCGCGAGCACCAGCGTGCGCCTAACGTCGAGGTCACGCAGGGCGGTCAGGGTCGTCGCGGTTTTTCCGAGCCCCGGCTTGAGTAGCACTGCCTGCTGCCGGCGCTCGACCATCCGGCGCGCGGCCTCGGCCTGGTATGGATACAGAGAGGAGCGAGAGCGCAAGGGCGCAGGCCTCATCGGCTTCGCGTGGGGTGTGGGCGACAAGGACAGTATCCCCTATCGATCGCAGGTACTCGATCCGCAGGATTTGGGCGGCCCGCAGGCGCCCCTTCGCCTGCTTGAATTCGATCCAGAAGTGGACACCGGACCCGACGAGCACCTGCCGGTCGGGCCAGCCGTCGAAGCCGACCTTGATCGGCTGGGCGCCGAGCCGCTCGAGCCGTCGGCAGGTCTTGTGCTCGAGCGTCGACTCACGCATCGCCGCTCATCGCTGCGAAGGCGGCCGAGGCGAGCGCATCAACCCAGGCGGCTTGCCAGTCGCCAACCGCGGCGTGCCCGACGAGCAGGGCCCAGAAGGCGACGGCACAGAACGCTGCGGCACGCGAGACATTCATCCCCCACCTCCGGCTATCCAGCGATGAGACCCGAGACCTGCTGCGACAGAGCTCCGCGGTAGAGCGCGCCGAGCCGAGCGATGATGCGCGAGCAGAGCGCCAGCCTCTTGCGCCCGCGCGCCTCGACGACGAGCAACGCGAGGAGCGTATCCTCGTCGAGCTTGGGCAGCGCCTTGGTGAGCACCCGCTCGTTGGCGAGCAGCGGCACGACGTGCGCCTCCCTGTCCTTCGACACCCGAACCTTCGACAGATCGATCATTTCCGGTACCTCTCGCACTCGAAGCTCTCGGCCTCGATAGGCAGACCATCCGCCCATTTCGGGGCAACAGTTAGCAGCTTATGAAATTCCTGTAAAGTGCCTTTCCCACTTTTCTCGGCGATCACCTCGTCATGGACGGTGCCGACAAGCGGATACCCGGCGGCTTCGAGCCGCAGCATCGCTTCGGCGATTACGTCCCGGCTGACCGCCTGCGTGACGTTCTCAGCGATCTTTCCCCCGTAGGTCGGGCACGGGCCCCAGCGGCCGCCGTTGCGCAGGTCTCGCCCGTAGTAGCGAATCGACCCGTCGGGCCGGATCTCGGGTCGGCCGTAGCGGATCCGGCGCCCGCTCGGCAGCTCGATCCACGCATAGTCAAGCCCGCCGACCACCTCCAGGCCCATGAAGAGCGCGACACCCCCGGGCGCCTGGACCCGGATCCGGTCCGAGCGATTGCGTATCGCGTGGGCGAGCCCGGCTTCGAGCAGGCGCCAGAAGCGCACTATTGCGGGGTTGGCCGTGCGGTAGGTTTTGATCACACGCCGGGCGAAGGAATCCTCGATCTGGACGTCGTAGGTCTCATCGAGCAAGCCAGAGAAGCCCTTCGATCCGAGCCCATAGCCCGCGCCCAAAACGACCTGCTTGCCCATGAATCGCTCGGCCTTATCCTTCTTCACGACCGGCCGCCCGTAGATCTTCGCAGCCATCATGCAGTAGGGATCCGCCTTGTCGCGGAAGGCCTGTACGAGATCCGCCTGCCCGGCGAGCCATGCAAGGGTGCGCGCCTCAATCTGCGCCAGGTCACCCACCCAGAACGGGCCGACGAGGTATCCCCGCAGCATGTCGGCCACGACCGAGACGTCGTCAAGGGGAGGCTCGGGCGGGTCTTTCGGCTCCCCGACGAAGGCCAGGCTGAGGGCCCCCGCGTGCAAGGCTCGGAAGGCAAGCTCTGTCTGCTCTCCGAGACCCCGGCGCAGGTTCTGGAGCTGCGCGCCGCTCGAGCTCCATCGGCCGGTTCGCTCGGCGCCACAGAAGGTGAAGGCTCCCCGCAACCGGCCGTCCCGGGTCGTGCGCCACTCGAAGGCCTCGAGCTTGGCGGTAGAGCTGCGCGAGAGCTGGACGAAGATCTCGAGGGCCCGGCGGGTTCGCGCGGGCAGGTCGGGCCGGCGCAGCGCCTTGCGCACGGTGGGCTTGCGGACATTCTCGAGCCCGAGGCTCTCGGCGACCTTCGCGTAGCTTTTCACCGGGCGGCCGACCAGGGCGCGAAACTCCTCGGCGAGCTCGCGCGTGGAGCCTTCCAGGTGCTCCTGGGCCGGGCGGATGCTGGCCGTGTCGATTCGGATGCCGCGGCGGTTCATCCGGGCGGTCATCTGCCGGATCTCTTCCTCCTGCGGGTCGAGGGCGCGCAGCCGCTTATGTGCGGCGCGCATCACCTCGACATCCTGGGCACAGTAGGGGTAGAGCCGCTCAAACTTCTCGGGTGCCGTGCGCGGTGTCCACCAGCGATCGGGGTTCTCCTGGCTCGGGCGCCGCGGCTTCGTGAGCTGCAGCATGATCCGGCTGCCTTCCATATCCTTCGCCTTGTCGGGCTCGTCGGGCCAGAGGTAGATGGCGAGATCCTCGAGCTTGCGCGGAAGGCCCATCCCGGCGGCGAGCGCGGCGGTGTCCAGCCAAGGCCAGTCGGCCAGATCGAGGACGCTCGCCTCGAATTCGACGTTGTGAGCGACGAGGGTGAGCCCGTCATCCTTCCCGATGCACACCCCGTGGAATCGGTCGAGCTCGTCGCGGGATAGAGACCCGTCGGGCTCATCCCCCTGCCACACCCGCACCGGAGCATCCCCGAGGGCATACGCGATGCAGAGCACGCGCGTGCTTGGGTGTTCTGCATATGCGTAGGGTCCGACCTTGGTAACGTCGAGCTCGCTGCGGGTTTCGATGTCGAGGTAGAGGAAGGGCACGGGCGAGCCTGGAGTGAAAAGGGCCCGGCGCCAAATTGCCGCCGGGCCCTGCGTGGTGCGCTTGTGGCTAGCGGCTAGTCGAGCAGATCGTCGGTGCCGGTGGCGGCCGCCGCGGGCTCCTCCTCGAAGACGCAATCATCGAACGCCTTCGACGCATCGATCCCACCGTCGAGCCGCTCACCCTTCTTCACGACCTGCAGGGCGAGCAGGCCGAGGGCCACACCCTTGTTGCCGCCTTTGTCGTAGGCGTAGGGCTGGACGATGGCGCGGAAGAAGCAGCCCGAGTAGCAGTCAGCCTCGTCGAAGACCGGGTTGCGCTTGCCGTCGACAACCTGCGGCTTGCGGTTCGCCTTGCTCTTCGCGGACACGTAGATCTTGCCCGCGTAGACCGCATCCTCGGGCCGCTCGATATCACCGTCGCGGAACGGGGAGTCCAACTTCTTGTTCTTCGGCACGTCCTTGCCGAAGAGCTTCGCCGCGTCGGGCCCGAACTTCTTGGTTGCGACCTCGATGACCGCAGCCTTGAGGGCCTTGAGTCCAGCCATCGCCTCCTTGTCAGTCTTCGACCAGAGCAGGCCGATCGAAAACTTCGGCTCCTGCCCCTCCTCGATGGCGCGGGGCTCGAAGACGGTGACATAGCTGCCGAGAGCGATGGGGGTGGTGATCTTGGGGTTTGCCATTTTGTCGTTTCTCCGTTTAAGTTTTCTGCGATTCGGCGATTTTGTGTTGCGATTGGGAATCTACGCGAGGGGCGGGCGGGGTGTCAAGTGGCTACTCGATCATCTCGAATTCGGGCTCGAGCGCGGGCCGGGGGTCGTCGGAGCGCACGAGGATGGGATCACCCTCGGGCTTCTCGATGAGCGGCTGCAGCACTGCGGCGCCGGCCTTGCCTGCCTTCTTCTCGGCCTGGGCCGGGGTGACGAGCTTGCGCGGGGCGTACTCGTCGGGGTCGAGGCCGATCCCCTCGAGCGCCCTCATCGCCCGCTTCTCGTCGACCCATCGCCGATGCTTGCCGGTCGACAATACCCGCTTGAACCCGGGCACCGCCGTGCCCATCGAGAGCAGGCGCGCGGCGTGGGCACGCACGGCTGCGATGTAGCTCTCGATCGCGCTCGCCTTCTCGAGCACCTCGGCGACCTGCTCTGGGGCGATGGTGCCCGGGTCCGCGAAGGCGCCCTGCGCGAGCCGCAGGGCCTGCCCGCGCGCCTCGGGGCAGTGGACCCGACCTCGGCACCACTTGCACTGAGCCTCTCCAGGCACGCGGGGGCTCTCGGGGTCGAGGGCCGCATCGATGAGCGGGCGCCAGGTGTTGACGAGCCCGTGGACCTTCGACATCGGCACAACCTCTTCCTTCACCCCGCCATTGCGCGGCTGCAGGATGACCGTGCGCACGCGGTCGAAGCCGAAGACTGCCTCCCGGTGCTCGAGGCCGAGCGCGTAGAGGAGAAGCTGTTTATTCTCGGAGACGTCAACGTCGCCATAGCCGAACTTGAAATCCAAGACGACGAGCTCCTCGGGGGTGACGATGCAGACGTCAGCCGTACCCCAGAGGCACGTCTTCCCCGTCGCGGGGTCGACGGGCAGGCCGAACGCAAGGCCGATGTCGACCTCCTGCTCGAGGTAGAGGACGTGGTCGGGGTGAGCCTCTAGGTAGGCGCGTACCCAGTCGATGCACTCCTGCACCCACTCGGCCATATCCTCGGTGAAAGTGACGGGCTCCTGACCCTTGCCGACCGAGACCTTCTCACCGATGTAGAGCTTCGCGCTCTTGCCGCGGCGCAGGCATCGTTCGGCGATGGCGTGACACGCCGTGCCCTCATTGCTCGCTGCGTTGCCCTCGTCGGGCTCCTGCGGCAGGTGGAGTGAACCGGGGCAAGCGAGCCATCTCGACGCGCCGGAGGGGGAGAGTTTCGCGTGGGACTCAGGCATTTCGTCTACTCCTTGAGAGGAAGGGGCGGCGCCCGAGAAGGCGCCGCGCCCTGGGGTGTTGCTGGCTATCCGAGCAGGTCGTCAACGGCGCTCGGCGGCTCATCTGCGTCGGCCATCGCGGCGAGCACCTCGAACCGGCGGGCCTCGGGGACGTCCGAGACCTTCTCGGCGCCGCAGGTCTGCTTGAGCAGCTCGACCATCTTCTGCGCGCCCGCCGGCTTACCGCCGTGCGCCTCGATCCACTTCATCACCTGGGCGCGAAACTCCTCGAGGGTGGGGATCTTCTTCGCCGCGGGCTCCTCGTCGGCCGGGCACCCCACGTGGATGGTGCGCCCGTCGACCTTGCTCTTCGAGGTGTTCTCGGGGGTGAGAACCGCGCCGCACGCGCAGGTCTCGGGCTCCTCGGCGCCGAGGTCGAGGGGGTCGGGCCCCTCGGCGGCCGGCTTGATCGGGGTGACGTTGTTGGGCTTCGCCTCGGCGGCCGCGGCTTCCCGCGCGGCGAGCTCGGCCTTGCTCGGGCGGCCGCGCCCACGCTTGGGCGCCTCGGCCGCCGTGTGGGGCACCGTCGCCATACCGTCGGCGATGCGCTCGAGGGCGACGGCTCCGCGCTCGGTGAGGGCGAGGATTGCTGTGATGGTGGCTTCGATCATCTTCAACATGGGGTGCTGCTCCTTGCTGCTGGGGTGAAAACTCCCGGCCCGGGCCAATCCCGAGCCGGGCTGCCGGCGGGCGCTTTGGTGAACGTCCCCCTACGAAGGGTGCGAGGCTTTCAGCCCTGCCTCGTCATGTTCCCCGCCGGCGACAAGCTGCTCTCTAATCCAGGCGCACAGCTGTGCGTCGGGGTGCTGCCCGGCTTTGTACCGCGCCCCGAAGGTCGAGGCGAGGAAGAGCCGAAGGTGCTTGGTGCAGAGGGTGCGACGGGCGGGCCCGTCGGCGAGGCGCTTCGTCGCGCCTTTGAATCCGCAGATTCTGCAGGTCATCCCATCATCCTCTCTCGGCAGACGGGCCCTAAGCCCGTGGCGATTGAATCAGGGTCGGTCAATTCACGGTGGCAACGGCTGCACACTCCAGAATGCCAGATCTCGGCCTGCTCGAAGAACTTCGCGGGGTTGTTCTCGAGGGTGCGCAGCATCCACGCGAAGGCCTCGACGGGCGCCTGCCTGGTGACCTTCGGCGAGACTGAGAAGACCATCGAATCCTCTACGTACAGATCGCGAGAATCGAGCCCGCCGATGTATCGGTAGTCGCTTCCGTTGTCCGGGCCGACGAGCAAGCGGACAAAGCACCATTCATCAAGCTCGTTGCGCGGATTGCGCCGCTCGACCTCGTAGGTATACCGCTTGCCGGTGACCTTCGACACGAGGGTCAGATGAGCCTTGCCGGCGAAGAGGAAAGCGCGGATTGCCTTCGGATCGGTGATGGGGGCTGCGGGGGCCATCGTCTGTGCTCCGTCAAGGTTCGTGTTGCGTGTGCCGTTTAGATATGCGATTCCGAGAATCCCGTCAAGTACCTTGCGAAAAAATCTTGCGCGGGGTAGGTTTCGCCTCGCAACACTTCCACCGAAAGGACAGACCGAAACCATGCCCACGTTGACGAACGACCAGCAAGCGGCGCTCGAGAAGATCGGCGCCTGGATGCGCGACCCGACGAGCACCGCCTATCTATTGGAGGGCGGCGCGGGGGTCGGCAAAACCTACCTCCTGCAGGCCATCCTCGAGGAGCAGCTCGGGCGCGGCGAGATCATCGTAGCGACCCCCACGCACAAGGCGACGAACGTGATCCGGCGCAAGCTCGACACGGCGGGCCTGCCCTGGACCCGCGGATACGACGCCTATTCACACTGCGGCGGGATCGTGACCGGCACCACTGCGGCCCTGCTCGGGATCGCCCCGGTGATCGATGAGCATCAGACGGAGAAAGAGACGAAATTCGGCAAGAGCGGCAAGGGGATCCTCTCCAAGCTCATTCCGCGCCTGCTCGTGATCGATGAGGTCTCGATGCTCGACTGCGCCTCCTTCCTAGACTTGGTCAAGCTGGGGCGCGACCGCGGCATGAAGATCCTCGCCGTGGGCGACGCGGGGCAGCTGCCGCCGGTGAAGAAGCAGGCGATCCCCTTCGCGAAGATCAAGAACCAAAGCACGCTGCGGCAGGTCGTGCGCCAGGCCGAGGGCTCAGCCATCGTCGAGCTCGCCTGGGCGATCCGAGAGGGGCGCCCCTGGCGCAACATCGTAGGGCGCGGGGTGGAGCGGCCCGCGCGCGCTCTCGACGCCTTCCTCTCGACTGTGTCCAAGCCTGGGGACCTGCCCGAGGAAGACCGGCCGGTGTTCATCGCCTACCGCAACTGCGTCGTCGACACCGCGCAGGAGGCGGCCTGTCAGAAGGTCTACAGGCACGGAAGGCGGGCCTTCGCCGCGGGAGAGCTCGTGCTGTGCGAGAGCAACCTCTACCGCGACAAGGTGCTGCTCGCCGCGAACCAAGACGAGCTCATCGTCGAGCGGTTCCACGAGGACCAGCGCGACGAGACCTGCGGGGTGCCGGTGACGTTGCGGCACCGGGCAGGGCCGCGGGGGAGCTTCCGCGCATACTACCTCTCGCCCGAGGAGATGGCCGACAAGAGGCACCCCTTCAACGTCGAGCTCGCCGAGCGCAGCACGCGCGCCAACAACCTGCAGCAGGAATTCGACCGGCTCCCGCGCACCGACTCGCGGAGGGCTGCCGTGGACAGCGAGCGCCGGCAGGCCTGGCGCGCCTTCTTCGAGTGGCGCGACCAGACGGTGATCAGCTTCCGGCACCCCTTCGCCCTCACCAGTCATAAGAGCCAGGGGAGTACCTACCGGGCCGTCTATGCGGATGTCGCCGACCTCGCCAAGCATTCGGCGGCTTCGCTTTATGTCGCGGTCACCCGGCCGCGGGAGACTCTCGCGGTCTAGCACCCCATTCGCGCCGTGAAGTGTGGGCCCGTCGGCATTGTCGACGGGCCTTTTTCTGCCCAAAATCCGCAGCTGTAGCGGCGGCGACGTTTTACCCTTGACGGGCGCGCCCGAACGATAGTATGGGAATCTGTGAAACCTTGACAGGAGCCGACGAAATGAATCGACCGCTGCTCAACCACCAGGCCCTCGAGTCGAGAGTCATCGCCGAGGGTTGCCATTGCACGTGCTCATCCCCCGAGGTCTGTCCGCTGTGCGGCGCGGCCGAGGCCTCGCCTCACTGCACCATCCACAACGGCGACGAGCTCGCCCGCGCGCTCGAGGAGCGGCACGAGCCCTCCGACGAGATGATCAAGGACGCAGCGAGCGAGCTGCTCAACGAAATGCCGCTCTCGGACAAGCTCGAAGGGGTGGAGTCGGGCGCCCTGCTCGACTTCATCGAGAAGAACGACTCCTGCGCCATCACCGATTGGCTCGACGAGAAGATGGCCGCTTACGAGAAGCTGCCGACTGCCGAACGCGACCAGGTGAAGGGGTTGAATCCCGAGCACATCCTCGGCGCATTCACCGGCGAAGCCCTGCTCGCGCACCTCGCCGAGGATCACCGCGAGCTGCTCGCCGAGTGGGCGATCGCGCACGTGCTCGAGGAGTGGAACCGGATGGTCGCGAAGCGCAAGGAAGGGAGGTAGCCGTGCTGCGAATCATCAAGGGTGAAGCCCAGGAGCCCAAGCCGGTCGAGGAGCGGCTTACAGCCGCCCGCACGACGCTCGAGAAGCTCGACCCCGACAGCCCTCTCGGCAGGGCCTGGCGGGCGCGGGCCGAGGCGCTCGCGCACGAGACCGAGGCGCTCTCGGTCGAGGTGCTGCGCAAGGCCATCCAGCGCTTCGGCCGGCGGGGGTATTAGGTGTGGATCTTCCTACCGTCAACGTGCTGTCCCTCGCCACCGGAGCCGGCGGGCTCGACCTCGGCGTCCGAATGGCGCTCGGAGCTGCTCGCACGGTCTGTGCTGTCGAGATCGAAGCCTATGCCTGCGCGGTCCTGGCTGCGCGCATGGAAGAAGGGTGGCTGGACCCGTGCCCTGTTTGGACGGATCTGCGAACCTTCGACGGCAAGCCGTGGTGTGGAGTCGTGGATCTCGTCACTGGCGGATACCCGTGCCAGCCGTTCTCTCTCGCCGGCAAGCGCCTCGGCGCCGACGACCCCCGGCACTTGTGGCCCCACGTCGCTCGCATCGTGCGCGAGGTCGGACCCCGGTGGTGCTTCTTCGAGAACGTCGCCGGGCATCTTTCCTTGGGGTCCGACCTGGTGCTCCGAGAGCTGGGCGAAATGGGCTACCGCGTTGAAGCGGGACTCTTCACTGCGGCTGAAGTCGGCGCCCCGCACCGCCGGCAGCGGCTCTTCATCCTTGGGGAGCTGGCCAACACCCACGGCGAGCCTGACGAACGACGGGGAGAGCCCCGAGAGCTTCCTCGCGCGGGCCGAGCGGCTCAAAGCGAAGGGGGTCAACGGCAACGGGGCGGGGGTGCCGCTCACGGTGGCCTGCAAGCAGTGGCCGACTCCGAGCGCGACCGACCACAAGGGATCGAGCCGGCCGGGGCAACGCCGGGGGCAACTCTCGGAGGCGGCCGAGCAGAAGTGGCCGACCCCGACCGTGGGCGACTCGAAGGCGGGCGGCGCGGCGGGGTACTCGACCGAGAGCGGCCGGCACTCCGGGGTGACGCTGACCGATGCGGCTGTTGGCCCCCGGGGCCCGCTGACCGCGCCGGATGGGCCGCCTTCCTCGAGCGGTTCCCGGGTGCTCAACCCGCTGTTCGTCGAGATGCTGATGGGCTGGGAGCCAGGGTGGACCGCCTGCGCCTGTGCGGCAACGGAGTCGTGCCGCAGCAAGCCGCCCACGCCTTCCGCTATCTCTGGGGCCTGATGCACCTGCTCGACTGAGCACAGCGTGCTACTCTGAACAAAGCGAAGCCCCCGGGCCGACGAAAGACCGGGGGCTTCTTTTCACCCTCAAGGAGGCAACGTCGGAATGCTACCATTGGAGCTTTTCGAGCGCAACGTCCCGGCCGAGCTCAAGAACCTGGCCGGCTGGATAGCCTGGGGCCCGGACCCGGAGAGCGGCAGGCCGAAGTGCCCGCTCAAGATCTCGAACCGCCAGCGGCGCGCCTCGACGCGCAGGCCCGAGACGTGGAACGACTGGCGCTCGGCGCGCGCCTTCTACGGCAAGCACGGCGATGGGGAGAAGTGGGGCGTGGGGTTCGTCTTCACCCCCGAGGCGAGGCTCGTCTACGTCGACCTCGACGACGCTCTGACCCCCGAGGGCCAGATGCGCGAGTGGGCCGAGCCCTTCATCCGCCCCTTCGCCGGCAAGGCGTACATGGAGCGATCCCCAAGCGGCAGGGGCCTGCACATCATCACCCGCGGCACGCTGCCGGGCGGGGCGACCGGGGGCGCGGCGAAGTTTCCAAGCGCGACCTCGGGCTTGGCCGGCGCCGACGGGCGGCCCCGCGTGCCCGAGGTCGCGATGTTCTCGGCCTTCAAATACACGACCCTGACCGGCGATGTCTGGAAGAAGCAGGCGACCATCGGCGATGGCACCGAGGCCGCGGCGCAGGTGTGGGAGTCAGCCGGGATTGCCGCGGCGAAGTACGACGCGGGGGCGGGCCCGGCGCCCAAGCCCGAGCACCTCCCGAAGCCCGGCAAGGTGCCATCCTCGGTCAAGCGGGAGCTCAAGGAATGCAGCGCGGCCGACGCGGAAGATCGGAGCGCGGCGCGATTCGGCTTCTACTGCGAGGCGATGCGCGGGGGCTTGGAGCCAGAGGAGCTCTTCGCCCTGGTGCTCGATTCGGACTGGTACGGCTCGAGCGGGGCGAGTGAGAAGGGCCCGGATCACACGTGGGCCGACATTGTCCGGGCCTACGCGAAGGCCGAAGACCTGCGGGCGCAGTTTGCCGAGGTCGAGGGGGCTCAGATCGAGGAGAAGAAGCAGGCTCAGGTCTCATGGAAAGACCTCGGATTGCCGGTCACCGTGCGGATGACCAAGGGCGGGCCGGTCGTCGAAGTCGTGCAGGGCGTGCAGGCTATGGCCATCACGCTCGAGCGCCATCCGGAGTGGGCCGGGCGGCTGCGGCGCAACGGGCTCAAGGAGACCATCGAGCTCGACGGCGAGCCGCTTGAGGAGTACCGCTGGCCCGAGATCGCCGAGCGGCTGCGCTCCTACCTAATGTGGCCCTCGGAGCCGGCGAAGAACAGCGTGTGGGAGGCCATCACCCTGGCTGCCGAGGCTCTCCGGTATCACCCGGTCGCCGAATACCTGCGGGCGCTGCGCTGGGATGGGGTCGACCGGATCTCGGACTGGCTCGTACGTGCGGGGTGCGAGGATTCGGCGGTTACCCGGGTGATCGGGCGCAAGTGGATCATATCCCTGGCGGCCCGAGCGCTTAGGCCCGGGTGCAAATCTGACTGCGTGCTCGTGCTTGAAGGGGATCAAGGGTATCGCAAGAGCTCGCTCTTCGAGGCGCTCGCCGGCGGACCCGAGTTCTTTACCGACAGCTCGGTGCAGCTCGACAAAGATGGGCTGATGGTCATGTCCGGACACTGGATCGTGGAGGCCGCCGAGCTTGCGAGCTTCAAGAAGGCCGAGACCGAGACCATCAAAGCCTTCCTCTCGCGCAAGGTGGACACGTTCCGGCCCCCCTACGGTAGGACTACGCTCTCGAAGCCGCGGCACTTCGTCATCGTCGGCTCGACGAACGATGATGAGTACCTCACCGACACGACTGGCAACCGCCGCTACTGGCCGGTGAGAGTGCCCAAGGGCGTGATGCTCGATGTTGATCTGGTGCGCACCGAGCGGGATCAACTGCTCGCCGAGGCTGTCACGGCTCTGGAGACTGGCGAGCCGTGGTGGTTCGAGACGCAGCCGCGCGAGCTCACCGAGGCCCAGGCCTCACGGCTTGCGGCGGACCCACTTGAGGGCCGGCTCGACATCGCCCTCGAGCAGTCGGAGCGCCCCGTCCACGTGCCGGCGCTGCTCGAGCTGATGGGGCTGCCGTGCGACCGAAAAGACCTCGCGATGAGGCTCGGGAAATTGCTGCGGGCACGTGGATTTTTCCGCGTGAAGGCGTGGGCTGGAAATTCGGCTAAATGGGTTTGGCGCGAGGTGGGAATGGGCGATGAGCCCTCGGAAAATCAGAATGTAATTTCGCTGACTACATTGACACACCTGCACAACGGAACAGGCGCAGGTGTAAAAGATGAAGAAAAATGGCTGGAAGTGCTAGATTAGGCCGAGGTGGGAAGGGTGGTGGGAATGCCGCAAGTGCCGATTCTGGCTCAAGCTATTCCCACCTTCCCACCTTCCATCTAACTGAGAAGATCTCTGTAGAAAAACACACCCTATACTGAACAGGTGTATATGTAGGCATGATGTGATCGTCATATGGCGAAAGTGTTTGGGGATAGGTGGGAAGGCGGGAAGGTGGGAAGGAAAATTCGCCGAGCATTTTCGGCTGAATTTCTCAGGCCGGCGCGTGCCGGCTCGATTTAGCGCCCCGCGTGGGGCTTCGAAGGAGGCGGAAGCGTGGCCCTGCACCCGAAAATCGAGCGGTTCCTGGGCGAGTACCTGATTGACCTCTCGGCGCCGCGTGCAGCCGAGGTTGCGGGGGTGGCCGTGGGCACCGCGTATGCCTGGCTGCGCGACCCCCGCGTGCAGCAGCGGCTCTCCGAGCTCCAGGCGGCCAGTGTCCGCCGCGTGGGACTTGAGGCTGACCGCATCCTGCTCGAGCTCGTGCGCCTGGCGATGGTCGACCCCATCCACGCCTTCGACAAGCAGGGCAACCTGCGCCCCCTAGACCAGATCCCCGAGGACGTGCGCCGGGCGATCAGCGGGATCGAGGTCGAGGAGAAGACCCGAGGCAAGGGCGAAGACGCCGAGCCCTACCGCGTGAAGAAGGTCAAGTTCTGGAGCAAGGAGAAGGCCCTCGAGCTGCTCGGAAAGCACAAGAAGCTCTTCACCGACAAGGTCGAGGTAGACGGGCAGGTCTCGGTCAAGGTGTCCATTTCCGGTATTCGCAAACCCGAAGACACTGTGCTAGATTGACCGCTCACCCCGCGAGAGGACAGGCGATCCCATGAGTGACGACCCGAAGGAAGGCATCCAGGCAGCGTGCGACGAGCTCGAGCCGGTCGCCCTCACCGTGCGCGATGCGCATGAAGCCGTGGTGGGCGTGCTCGCCGACATGCTCGCCGACATGCGCGAGGGCTACGAGGCCGAGCGGAATCAGGCCGCGCCCGAGAGCATCGAGCATCGCAACGCGGCGCTCCTCGTGACCGTGCTGCGCCAGTACGAGACCGAAGCCTTGGGAGACCTGCGGCGGCTTCAGAAGCTGGGCCCGTCGTTGATCGTCAAGCCGGGCGGGGTGGTGCACCTGACCGACGAGCAGGCCCTGAGCCTTCTTGGGAAGAAGGCCTAGCGCCGTGGCTCAGGTGCGCCCGATGACGCATCTCGAAGACCGGGGGCCGAACACCGCGGCCATCCGGCACTTCCACAGCCGCGGGCTTTGCCCCCACTGCCGGCGGCCCCTGGAGCTTGGCGAGCCCGAGGGCGAGGGCCGCTGGGCTGCCTGCACGCGCTGCGGGCATCGGGTGCTTGCGCAGAAGCGCAGCGGCCTGCTTCGGCGCCTGCGGGAGCGGATGGCTTGAGCCCGACAATGCCCGCTTCCCCGCAGATAGGCCTTGACGGGAGCACCTGTTCAGGGTTATCGGATTCTGTGAATCCCAAACAGGAGCCGACACCCATGCTGCATCTCAAGCCCGAAGGTGGATTTCAAATCATCTACGCCGATCCGCCGTGGAGCTACGATGACAAGAGCTGCAGCGGCGCTGCGGAAGCCCACTACTCGACCATGAAGTTCGCTGACATCGCGGCGCTCCCGGTCGCCGACATCTGTGCGCCAGACGCGGCCCTCTTCCTCTGGGCGACATTCCCGAAGATCGAAGAGGCGCTCGCCCTCATTCCGAGGTGGGGCTTCACGTACAAAACCATCGCCTTCTCCTGGCTCAAGTTCTACTCGAGCGGCAAGCCCTTCTTCGGCCTCGGCCGATGGACCCGTGGCAACGTCGAGCCCTGCCTGCTCGCGGTGCGTGGCAAGCCGAAGCGGGTCTCGGCCTCCGTCTCGCAGATTGTCGCGCACGAGGTCACGCGACACAGTGAGAAGCCCCCGGTAGTGCGCGAGAAGATCGTCGAGCTGATGGGCGACACCCCCAGAATCGAGCTCTTCGCGCGCAGCGCTGCGCCTGGCTGGAAGGCTTGGGGCGCCGAGGCGCCTTGGCAGCCGGAGGACGTGCTGCTTTGAGCGAGGTCTCGGTCAGCTTCGACGCACCCCCGACCCTGGGCCGCTTCCTCGGGTCGGATGCCTTCATCCGGGTGGCGATGGGGCCGGTGGGCTCGGGGAAGAGCTCGGCCTGCTGCGTCGAGCTGATGCGCCGGGCGATCGAGACCCCGGCGGGCACCGATGGTGTGCGGCGCAGCCGGTTCTGTGTGGTGCGCAACACGTATCGGGAGCTCGCGGACACGACGATCAAGACCTTCGAGGAGTGGATCCCCGCACCGATCCGGCACCGGAGCGCCCAGGAGAACAGCTACACGCTGCGCTTCGACGACATCGAGGCCCTGGTGATGTTCCGCGCTCTCGACCGGCCCGACGACGTTGGGAAGCTGCTCTCGCTCGAGCTCACCGGCTGCTATTTCAACGAATTGAAAGAGATCCCCAAAGCTGTATGGGATCTGATGCAAACCCGCGTCGGGCGTTATCCGGCCCCGCGCAGCCTGCCCCCGGGCACGCGCTATTGGTTCGGCATCTGGGCGGACACGAACCCGCCCGATAATGACCACTGGGTTTACAAGCTCTTTGAGGAGACGCGGCCGGAAGGGCACGAGCTCTTCAAACAGCCTGGCGGGCTCGAGCCCGACGCGGAGAACCTCGAGAACCTGCAGCCGGGCTACTACGAGCGGCTCGGGCTCGGCAAAGACCCGGAATGGATCAAGGTCTATCGCGATGGGCAGTACGGCTTCCCGCGTGACGGCAAACCCATCTACCCGGAGTGGCAGGACAGGATCCACTGTGTGGAGTGCCTGCCCGACCCGCGCGCCGAGATCATTCTCGGGATGGATTTCGGCTTGACTCCAGCAGCCGTGCTCCTGCAGCGCGACCCGCGCGACGGGCAATTGCAGGCCTTCGATGAGCTCGTCTCCACCGACATGGGCGCGGTCACCTTCGCCGGCGAGCTCGCCCGGCTCATCAAGGGCACCTATCCCGGCCGGCGCATCATCGGCTCGGGCGATCCGGCCGGCGAGCAGCGCGCCCAGACCGACGAGCGCACCCCGTTCGACGTGGTCAACGCCGCTGGGATCCCTATCTCGCCAGCACCCACGAATGACTGGATCCTGCGCCGGGAAGCGGTCGCAACGAACCTCACCCGGCTGACCATGCTCGGGCGCCCGGCGCTCGTCATCGATCCGCGCTGCAAGGTGCTGCGCAAGGCGCACCAGGGCGGCTACTGCTATCGGCGCCTGCAGGTCTCGGGGCGCGAGACCTTCGCGGACAAGCCCGACAAGACCGAGTATTCGCACGTCGCGGAAGCGCTGCAGTATGCGCTTGTTGGCATCGGCGAGGATCGTCGAGCGGTTGACGCTGGCGAATCCCGGACGGTTGAGCTACGCTTCCGAGTCAAGCCGACGCTTGCCCGCAATCGCAGGAGATAGATCCCGTGGCCCTCTCGACCGAGCACCTCCGCGCCAACTACGAATCGCTCAAGGCGGGCCGCTCGAACGTCGAGCAGGTGTGGGCCGAGATCGAGAAGTTCATCGGGCCCTTCGGCTCGGGCCGCTTCGCGGGCGATGCCGGTGGGGAGGGCGCAGTCGACTGGGAGCGCTCGGAGGTCTGGGATTCTACGGCCATCGTCGGCAGTGAGAAGCTCGCCGCGAACATCCACGGTGGGGTCACACACCCCAGCGTGCGTTGGTTCCGGCTCGAGTGGGATGACGCGGATCTCAAGCGCGACAAGGATGCAGTTGAGCACCTCGAGAGGGTCTCGGATGAGATCTACGCGCAGCTCCAGGCCTCGGACTTCAACGCCGAGGTCGGCTCCTGCTACCTCGATTTCACCCGGCTCGGAAACTTCGTGCTCTGCTGTGAGGTTGCGAAGGAGAAGGAGCGCTGGGATGGCCTCGACTTCACTGCGATCCCCCTGCGGGATGCCTACTTCGAGCTCTCGCCGCGTGGGCACGTAACGCGCTTCTTTCAGCGGCTCAATTGGACCCCGCGGCAGATCGTCGACCGATTCGGCGAGGGGGGCGTGCCCGAGCACATCCGCCTGAAAGCAGAGCAGCCGAGCGCAACCGAGCCGATCGAGGTGGTCTTCGCGGTCTTCGAGCGCCGGGAATTCCTGGGCACCGGCTTCGAACCGGATGGCAAGCCAAAGGTGCTCGCCCCCGAGCGCAGGCCGATCGGCTTCCGGTACTTCCTGGCCGGAAGCGCTGAGCAGCTCGGCGAAGATGGTGGGTACTACCGGATGCCGGTCTTCGCCGGCGGCTGGCAGCGTGCGGCCGGCTCTCAGTGGGCGTATGGGCCTGGGCACCTTGCCCTGCCTGCCGTGAGGTTACTCAACTCGCTGTGTGAGGCCGACCACGGATCGAGTTCCAAGGCGGTCGACCCGCCATCGCTCGTTGACGAGCGCGGCCTGCTTACGGACCTCGACCTGCGCCCCGGTGGGATGACCGTGGTGCGCGACGTAGAGAAGAGTATCCGGGTGCTCGATACCGGCTATCGGCCCGACATCGCCGACCGGAAGATCTTCGACCTGCGCAACGAGATCCGCGCCTTCTTCCACGTCGACGAATTGCAGCTCAAAGACTCGCCAGCGATGACGGCCACTGAGGCGCAGATCCGTTACGAGTTGATGAACCGGCTGCTCGGTGGAACCCTTGCGCGCCTGCAGTCCGAAGTGCTCGACATGCTGGTGATGCTCGTCTATGAGACCCTGCTGCGGGAAGGTTTGCTGCCCGAAGTGCCGGCAAGCGTCAAGCAGAAGGCGCAGCGCGGCGGGGGATCGCTCAAGGTCAACTATCTGGGGCCGCTCTCGCGCGCCCAGCGCACCGACGAGGTGGCGGCCATCGAGCGCGGTGCCTCTTTCGTGGCGGCCCTCACGAAGATGGGCTTGATCACCCCGGAGCAGGCGCAGGACAGCTTCGACCCCGACAGCTCGATTCGCGAGGTGTTCCGGCTCCTCGGCGCGCCGGCGAACATCTTGAGATCCGAGCGCGAGCGCGACAACCGGCGCAAGGCGCGGGTTGAGGCCGAGAGCCGCGCGATGCAGGCCGAGGTTGCCCGCGCCGAGGGCGAGGCGCTCGAGCAGCAGGCGATGGGTGCCCAGGCCGCGGGGCTGCCCGTACCCGCGTCACCCCCGCCGGTCATCGCCCCGACGCTCGGGGGTGGGCAGTGAGCCGCGCTCGCGAGGAGCTTCGGCGCAGGCTCGCCGAGCGCAACGCAGGGGCCGTTCGCGTGCTCAACACGCCTGACGGCAAGGATCTCGTCGAGGCGCTCGAGCGCGCCTTCATTTTCGGCGATCTGCTCGGGGAGACCCCCGAGCAAACCGCCTTCAACCTCGGGGCGCGCGAGGTCGCGCTATGGCTGCGCGGGCTCCGAGCTCTCGGACAGGAGGGTGCGGATTGAATACCAGGACAGGCAGGGCAGGGTTTCTCGGCAGCAGGCTTACTCGCGTTCTCGCCCCCGACGGTGACCCCGGCGCGGGCGGCTCCGATTGGCGCAGCAGCATCCCTGAAGACCTCCGCAAGGCAGAGGCGCTCGCCGACGTCAAGGACGTCGCGACGCTGGCGAAGAACTACGTCGAGACGAAGGCCTTCGTGGGGCAGAGCCTGCGCATCCCCGGGCCCGAGGCGGGCCCCGAGGCGAAGAAGGCCTTTCTGGAGAAGCTGCACGCGAAGGTGCCCAACGTCGTCTACATGCCCGAGACCGACGAAGAGAAGAGCGCCGTCGAGGCGCAGCTCTGGCAGAAGCTCGGGCGCCCGGCCGACGCGAAGGGCTACTCGCTCGAAGGCGTGGACCTCGGCGGGGTCGAGCTCGACGTCGCGGGGCTCGCGCAGACCGCGGCCGAGATGGGCTTGACGAAGAGCCAATTCGTCGAGCTCGCGAAGCGCCAGGCCGCGGCGCAGGCCGCCCACGCGAAGGCGCTCGAGACGAACCGCAGCGAGACCAAGAAGGCCTGGGGCGCGGCCTACGACTCGAAGATCTCGACCATCGCCGACATCGCCGCGAAGCTCGACACCCCGGCCGAGACCATCAATGCGATCAAGGCGGGCGAGCTGCCGCTCGCACAGCTCAAGGTCTGGGATAAGGTCGTCGAGGCTGTCGGCGGCCAGGGGCGCGCCGCGGGCGACCACGGGCGGGGAGACTCCGGGGCGATCACTCCCGACGAGGCGCGCGAGCGCATCGCGGAGATCCAGGGCAACCCCGCCTACTGGAACCGCGGGGCGAACGCGGACCTGCACGAGGTACTCAAGGCGAAGATGCTGAAGTACCAAGGGATGCTCGCCGATCTCGAGGACTAGGCCAGGCCGGGAGGGGTCATGGTCGCGCGCTGGGAACCGAAGCCCATCACCGAAGTGAACGCCCCCGGGGAGCGATCCCCGGAGGCACTTGTGCAGGTGCTCGAAGCCCTGGGCGTGGAAACCGATCCGCGCTACCGGGCCGAGGGCCCGCGCACGTGGTGCAACATCGCCAACTGGGATGCAACCCGGGCCCTGGGATGCGAGGTTCCGCACTGGATCGGACTCGACGGCGCGCCGGCGAAGGTGGGCATGGGGCGCGAGCTCAACGCGAACGGCTCAATCCTCTGGCTGCGCGCGATGGGCCCCCGCTATGGCTGGCGCAAGGCGCCTGAGCACCTCGCCCGCGTGCTGGCTGGCGAGGGCAAGCCGGTGATAGTCGCGTGGGAGAACAAGGCCGGCGGCTCAGGCCACGTGGCGATGCTGCTGCCGCCCGCAGGGCCCGGCGCTGCCCTCGAGATCTGGCAGGCCGGGAAGACCAACTTTCGACGGGCGCCCCTCGTGCGCGGCTTCGGCCCGCGTCCGGTCGAATTCTTCGCGCACGACTAGGAGGCGATGATGTCCGAAGTGATCACTTCCATCCTGCTCGCGTTCATCACGGCCCTCGTGCCCGTGGTGGGCATTGTCCTGAAGACCCTGGGGCAGAAGGCGGCCGAGCTCATCCAAGCCAAGGTGGACAATCAGACCGCCGAGGCGGCTTTGCTGCGCCTGACTGCTGCCGTGACCGATGCGGTCGGCGATGTCTATCAGGCCGAGGCCGGGGCCCTTAAGGAAGCGGCAGCCGATGGCAAGCTGACGCAAGAGGAAAAGGACCGGCTCAAGCAGATCGCGATTGACCACGCGAAGAGCTACCTGGGTAAGAAGGGCATCGCCATGCTGCTTGAGGTGCTCGGGTTCACCAGCGAGAAAGACCTCGACAAGGTCATCGCTGGCAAGGTCGACAAGGTGATCTACGACGCCAAGCGCGCCGGCTCGAATCGCATCGACCAGACCACGGCGGCCCTCTAATCCAAGGGCAGGAAGGGGCCGCCATGTGTGAAAACCCGGTATGCGCCCGTCGGTTCGACGAATCGGAGCGCCGGCTCGAGAAGCTCGAGAAAGACGACTGGCGCAAGGAGATCGGCGAGCTGCGCTCGGTGATCTTCGACCTCAAGGCGAGCCTGGCGAACCTCAACGGTCGGATGGTCGGATACCTCGCCGCGGCGGCCATCCTCGCCAGCGTGCTTTCTGGCGTGGCTCAGTACGTGTTGCGCGTCAAGTAGAGATTGCCGTAGACTGTGCAGTGTCGGGAGGGGAACTACCGGCAAACCGGCTCCCCTCCCACAAGCCCTCAGCGGCGGGCTCAAAGCCGCAAGCCATAGCGGGCCCGGCTCCCCGGACTACTCGCGGCGCGAATCGGACTTTCTTCCTTTTCGCCCGCTCGAGCGGGCAGGAGCCAAGCAGATGGCGATCACGATTACCAAGGCCTACATCAAGACGTTCGAGAGCAACCTTCGGCACCTCGCGCAGCAGTCGCAGTCCCGGCTGCGGCAGTTCGTGACCGAGAAGGCCAAGGGCACCTCGAGCGACGCCTTCCCGCGCCTGGGTGCGCAGAGCATGACGGCGAAGAGCTCGGCCCGCACGGCGACCCCCGAGAACGACTCGGTCTGGTCCAACCGCGTCGCGACCCCGGCGACCTACCACGGGGGCGACACGGTCGAGCCCGAGAACGTCGTGCAGATGCTCGTCGACCCGAGCTCGAACATCGCGCACGCGCTCGCGATGGCTGCGCGCCGGCAGGTCGACGACATCATCATCGCCGCGGCCGGCGGCAACGCGGCCGACGAGGCGGGCAACGCGAACGCCTTCCCGGCGGGGCAGACGGTCGGCGGGGCGACGCAGGATTTCGATTTCGACTTCGTCACGCAGGTGGCCGAGAAGTTCCTCAACAACGACATTGACCCCGACGTGCCGAAGGTCTTCGTCGTCTCGCCCAACTGCGTCAAGAAGATGCTCGCGATGACGCAGGCGACCTCGAACGACTACGTCAACGCCAAGGCGCTCGCCTCGACCGGCTTCGTCAACAGCTGGATGGGCTTCACCTGGGTGGTCTCCACCCGCCTGCCGCTGGCCGTCGACGCGACGCTGCAGCGGTACTGCTACGCCTTCACGAAGCAGGCGCTCGGCCTGCTCGTGGTCAAGGACATCTGGGCCCGCGTCGCCGAAGACCCCACGAAGAGCTTCATGTGGCGGATCTACACCGCGATGACGATGGGCGCGGTGCGCGTCGAGGACGAGCACATCGTCCGGGCGCACATCCTCGAGAGCTAACCGCCGGGCGGCCCTCCGTGATCCTCCGGGGCCGCACGCCGGTTTGCCTGGAGACTCCCGGGCCCTGTCCCCCGGGAGTCTCCAACTACTACCAGGACACGAGGCCCAACCGATGCGGGACTACCTGATCATGCTGGATGACGTGAAGGCGCGCACCCTCGCCGAGCAGGGCGCGAGCGCCGAGGAGATTACCGAGGCGCTCGTCAAGGGTGGCGTGGATGCCCGCAAGGCGAAGAGCGCAGCGGTGGCATACCTCGAGGCCGCCAAGAAGGGCAAGAAGCCCGAGGCGAAGACGCCCAAGGCGCCCAAGGGCAAAGCCGATGGCGAGGGCGAGAAGGCCGCCGACCCGCTTGCCTAGTCAACCCCTGCCGGATAGAGGCGCACCGTGAACAACGTCGAGATCTGCAATCTGGCCCTGAGCTGGCTTGGCGAGCCGCAGATCACGGCGCTGACCGATGCGACCCCGGCCGCCCGGCTGTGCAACGCGCTGTTCGCTTCGACGCTCCGGGCCCTTCTCGCCGAACGGGAATGGTCCCGGGCGATCGCCTGGCAGGTGCTCACCCCCGAGGCCGAGGCGCCGGGAAACCCGCGCTTCGAGCAGCAGTTTGTCGTGCCCGCCGGAACCCTGCGCGTGCTCGAAGTGGTGGCGCTTGATGAGGTGCCCGCCGGGGCTTCGGATCCGGTGGGCCCGGTCGTCGGTTTCGGGGGCGGGTTCGCTGCGCTCCTCGAGGCGGACACCGACGTTGCCGCCGGCCCCATCGAATTCACCGGCACCGAGTATGACGATGGGACGGGCTACAGCGCGGATGCCGGGCGCTACACCGTTGGCCGATCCGGCCGCTGGCGGGTCTCGGCGCAGGTCGAAGTCGCCGGGCTCACCCCGAGTGATTCGGTGCGCGTCGACATCTACCGCAACGGCACGCTCGCCCTGCGGGGGACGCTCGGGGCTCCGGTGGTCGACGACGAGGCGGACACCAGTTATTCGGCCGGCTCACGTTGCGAGGCGGTTCTGCTGCTGGAGTCTGGCGACTACCTCGAAGCGCGACTCGCTGCGCAGACCGACGCTCCGGTGATCACCCTGCGTGCCGGGGGCACGCGGTTTGAGGCGCAGCTGCTGGCGCTCGTGGGATAACTATGAAGAAGCTCGGAATTATCCTCTTTTTGGTCTGCTCGGCGGTTGCGGCTTTCGTGCTGACACCCGCAGCGGTCGAGGCTTGGCCCTCGGTGTTCTTGCGGTCGAGGTCGCCTACCGGGGCCTACTCGGTGAGCGAAGCGACCGGCACCGCGAGTGCCTGGCAATTCGACGCGACGAACGCGGCGCACGAGGGGGCGCTCGCGACCTTCGAGCGCGACGGCACGGCGCGGGCGGCAATCGAGCAGGATGGCGCGGTGAGGGTCGGCTCGGTGGCGTCGGTCGATCTGCGCTCGGGCTGCTCTAGCGGTGAGCTCGTCTGGGACTCCACTACCGCCCGGCTCAAGCTGTGCGTGGATGGGGCGTGGGTGTCGCTGCCGCAGTACGCGGCGAGCGGGCTTCAAGTCGTCAATGGCACGGTCACCTGCTCGACGGCAGGCCCGGGGCAGATCGGCTGTCTGACTGCGGCTGCACAGACGATCGCCGGGGCGAAAACCTTCTCCGACCCGATCACCGGCGACCTAATCGGCAACGCTGACACCGCGACTGCGCTCGCCTCGGCGCCGACGACATGCTCGGCGGGGCAGTACGCGACCGGCATTGACACGAGCGGGAACGCTCAGGGCTGCACGGCCGAGACTGACACTCTGGCCGCACTGAGCTGCAATAACAATGAGTTCGCGCAGCGCGGGGTATCCGCCTGGGTGTGCGGAGCGACGGCGCCCAAGGCGACCGAGCTCGAGAAGAACGGCACCAACTGCAACGCGGGGTACTACGCCCGCGGGGTGAGCGCGACTGGGGCGGCCGAGTCGTGTTCGGCGGACCTCAACACGACCTACACCGCGGCCTCGCCGCTCGGGCTGTCGGGCACAAAGTTTCAACTCTCGGCTTGTGCCGATGGGGAGCATCTCGTCTACCGGGGCACGGCCTGGGCGTGCGAGCCGGCCGGCGGGCAATTCGTCGGAGTCTGCAAGCCCAGCGTATCGGCATTGGCCGCCCCCGCGTGCGAAACGAAGTCGTGCTCGGCCACAGGATTGACCGCCGGCCACCTGATCCTGGCGACGCTCCAGGAGGCGACCGACGATCTGGCGCTCGTGCGCGCCTGGTCTGGCACCGATGCAGTAAACCTTCGGTTTTGTAGTCGCCGGCTCGACGGGTCGACGACGGCGCAAGACCCCAAGGTCTTTTGGTCCGCGCACAACGAATAGGGAGCAGCGATGGCGGGCTCGACCACTGACTGGGTGCTGGAGGGCGACCGGATCTTGACCAGCGGCGCGGCCGCGGTAGCCGTGCGCTCGCTCGTGCCCGTCAATGCCGAGGATCTGCCCGAATACATGGCGCAGGCCCTCGCCGCTCGAATCGCGAGCGCGCTCGCCATTCCACTGACCGAAAACCGCGCGCTGCAGGCCGACTACTGGGGGCTCTATCAGCAGCTCCTGCGCGAAGCCGCGGCGCTCGACGGGCTGCAGGGACGGACCCGGCCACTCAACTCCACTGCGTTCGGCTACGTCGCCGCTGCGGGCCGGGGGAGGCGCTAGATGCGCGCCGAGCCCATCCAGACGAGCTTCGCCGGCGGCGAGCTCTCTCGGCGCCTGCGGGGAAGGCTGGATCTCGAGGGGTATCGGGCCGGGCTCGCGCGCTGCGCCGACTGGCAGCCGACCCCGCAGGGCTCGGTCCGCACCAGGCCCGGCACCCGATACGCGAGCGCCCGCGCTGGAGACGGCCGACTCTTCGTGCTGCCGGTGCAGGGCCGGCACGGCTACCTCGTCGAGCTGAACCACCAGCAGCTCGTCATCCACAACGCCGACGGGCTGCTCGAGCGCCCGGGGCAGGAGGACACTGGAGACTCCGAGCTCGTGCGGAACGGGCTCTTCGCCGATGCCGCGGGGGTCTTCTGGGAGAGCAGCTACGACCCGGACCCGGAGAAGTGGGGCGAAGGGGGTACCGGCGTGGTGGCCGGCAACTACAACGATCTGCACCTGCTTGACCAGGATGTCTGGGCCGCAAAGATCGGGCTCAACGGCATCCTGCAGCAGCAGGTGACCGTGCGCGAAGCTGGCGCGCACCGGCTCCGGTTCTCAGCCCTCTGGGCGGATGCGTCGTACCTGACCGTCACCGTGGGCACGACCGACGGCGGGAGTGATCTCTACTCGATCACCCTGTCGGCTGCTACCCTGGCATCGATCACCAACAGCGCCGACCGAGGCGAGCTGACATTCGAGGCGACCATCACGATCCCCGCGGGCACCCCCACGGTTTGGATCCGCTTCGCTCAGACGCTCTGGAGCTATCCGCCGCTCAGTCTCGATCCGAGCTGGAACATCACCGGGGTGAGCCTGCACACACCGACCGGGAACAAAACGCTCTTCGCTCCCTACCTCTACGAGGATCTCCCCGCCGTGCAGGCGGTACAGGAGCCCGAGCGCGACGCGATCATCTTTCTCCATCCGCGCTATCCGCCGCACGTGCTGCGCCTCGACCAATATGGGCAGTGGACCCTACAGAAGGCGATGTGGGCCGGCACGCCCGAGGCTTGGAACGAGCGCAGCTATCCGGCCTGCGGCTGCATCTGGCAGGGCCGGCTCTGGCTGTCGGGCGCTCCTGGAAGCCCGGCAACGATCTGGGCTTCATGCTCGGGTGAGATCTACAACCTGACCGTCGGGGCGAACGCCGACGATGGGCTCGAGCTGATTCTCGTAACCCGGGGCGCGGTTCGCTGGCTCGCCGGGCAGCAGGCGCTGCTCGTCGGCACCGACCGAGGAGAGCACAGCCTCTCGGCGCAGGGCGGGCTTGTCACCCCGGCTGATTTTCACGTGCGCGATGAGTCGGCCTTCGGTTCGGCCGACGCGCCGGCGCTGCTCCTCGGCGGGCAGCTCGTCTATCTCTCGCGCGACGCTCGCAAGCTGCGGGCGGTCTCCTTTGACCTCAACGCGGATGCCTGGGCGAGCGCGGATCTCACCTTCGCCGGTGAGCACCTCACAACCCCCGGGGTGCGCGAGCTCGCCTTCGCCGGGGATCCCGACGGGGTGATCTTGGCGCTGCTCGAGGATGACACCCTCGCGTGTTGCTCCTACGACCGGGGCGCGCGGGTTGCAGCTTGGTGGACGCTTACTCTCCCGGCGACAGTGGAGGCCTTCGGACACGCTCAGGCCCTCGCCGTGGCGGTCTCGGACGGGCCCGATGGGTCGGTCGCATGGCTTGCGGTCAACCGCACCCGATGGACCGGCACGCCGGGCGACAGTACCCCCGCGGTGGCAATGACGATCGAGGCGCTGCGCTTTGGTGCGGCGGGCCCGGTCGTCGACTGCGCCCACGTGGTCGAGGCTGACGACTCCAACGTCTTCGCGGCCCCCGGTCTAGTCGGGCAACAGGCCACGGTGGCGGTCAACGGGGTGCCGCTCTCGGGCACCTACCCGGTGATTGACGGGGATGTGACCATCCCGAACCCGGCGACCGGCACCGTCGAGATCGGGGTGGGGTTCACCCCGACGCTCGAGACCCTGCCGCCGCTTGGGCCCCAAGGCGAGCTGCGCCGCTGGCCGAAGGTGATGCTGCGCCTCACCGAGAGCGGGCTTCCGCTCGTCAACGGCGAAACCCTCGACGTGCGCCCGGGGCGCTCGGGCCCGGTCGAGCCGGTCACCGGCGACTTCTCAACTCGGCAGCTCGGGCATGATAGCGATGGGCAGGTCACCATCACGCAACCCCGGCCGATCGCGACCGAGATCCTGGCCATCTTCGGGGTGCTCACCGGACACGGGGTCTAGCCATGTTTCCAGCGATGGCCGCGGCAAGCTGGGCTCTGCAGTCGATTAGCGCCGGGCTGGACTACTCCGGCAAGCTGCGCCAGGCCGGCGAGCGGCAAGGCGTGCTAGACGAGCGGATGCGCCGGCTCCGAGCGCAGCAGGAGCAGGTGGTCGGGCAGGCGCGGGCCGCTGGTGCTGCCTCGGGCGTGCGCCCGGGCTCGGCGAGCCTGCAAACCTACCTCTCCGAGATGCAGGCCGAATTCGCGCGACAGGCCGAATGGGATCGCGCGAGCGGCCAGCGGGCGATTGACCGGGCGAACACCTCCGCCGGAATCGGCTTCGCCGGCGACATGGTCAGTGCGATGTTCTCCTTTGGGCAGCAAACAAACTGGTGGAAGAGGTAATCCGATGCGCTTGCCGGGTATCAGCTACGAGCGGGCGGTCTCGGACTCCTCGGCGAGCGCGGCCGCGCCTGAGGCGCTCTCGAAGACCTCGCAATCGATCGCTCAAGGGCTCGAGGCGTTCGGGCGGGAGCTCGTGCGCACACAGATGATGCAGGCGCGGGCGCGCCTCTCCTCGAGCCTCGACGAGATCGATCGAGACCTGAGCGGCAAGCCCTATGTCTCGGCAAAGGAGATCCGCGATGCGCTCGGCGACGACATCGAGCGGCTGCCCCCAGGCGTGCGCGAGATGCTCGAGGTGACGACCCCGAGCGGTGAGAAGGTCGACAATGACCAGATCCCGACCTGGGCGGTTCGCGGCGCGCTCTTCGAGCGGCGCGCTTCGGCCGCGCTCGACTCGGCCGCCGGCGGGGTGACCGCTATGGGCTGGCGGGAGGAATTCAAGGCCTCGTCGCAGTCGGCGCTGCAGGAGCGCCGACACAGGCTCAACCAGACCGCGGCAAAGGAGATGCTCGAGTACCAACAGAAGACGCAAGGGCAGAGCTTGCGGCTCCAGATGAACACCGCCACGACCCCGCAGGAGTGGTGGGGCGAGGGTGGGATCCACGCGCAGATTGACGAGTCGCAAGCCCTCGATCCTGCGCAGAAGGATGCCCTGCACGCCGAGGCGCGAAAGACCGAGCAGATCCGGCCGACGCTGGACGCGCTGCGCGAGTGGGATGAGGAGGGGATGCGGCGTGAGCGTGACCGGCTCAACGATGAGAAGCAGCTCCCCGACGTGGACCCCGAGACCCGCCGGGCGATGGTGCGACAGCTCGAGGCGCAGATCGGCGCGCTCGACAAGGCGAAGAAGCCCGAGAACCAGCCCGACCCGAAGAAGATCGCCTATGAGCAGGCGATGGGGCAGATGCAACAACTCGTGCTCGACCGGGAGCGCGGAGGGCAGCCGCTCGGGCCCGCCGACGAGATGACCCTGCTCGGGTTGATGCCCAAGGCGATGGACCTGCACCCGAAGGACTGGGATTCGATGCGGGACTTCGTCAAGGAGCTGACGACCGGCTCGGAGATGAAGACTGATGATCTGACATACCTCGCGCTCTATCGGGCCTATGCGAGCGATCCCGAGGGGTTCAAGAGCGGGAAGGGCTTCACGTACACCGACCCGCGCACCGGCAAGGAGCGCACCGGCGCCAAGCTGCAGGACTTCTTCAGCCGGCTCGCAGGCCCCGACCGGCAGGAATTTGTGCGCCTCGCCTTCGGGTCCGACAAGGGCGTCAACGTCAACGTCAACGTCAACAACGGGCCGCTCTCGGACATGGATCTCGTGCGGTCCGGGCTGCGAGAGTACGGCTTCGACCTTGACGCGAAAAACGAGAGGAAGCAGGGCGCGGCCGCCGCAGCGCTGCGGCTCGTCAACACGGGATTGGCGAACGCCGCAAGCGCCAAGGGCGCGCCGCTGACCGAGGATGAGAAGAGCGCGACCATCCGTCGCGTGCTCAAGTCGAACACGAAGAGGGTCTCGAGTTGGTTCGGCCCCGATGTCTACGTCTTCAAGGACTCCGAGGCCCCGCCCGAGATCGTTCAAGGCGTGCGCGACATGGCCCGGGCCCGCGGGGTGACCATCGGTGATGCCGATGTCGAGGACTACGCGAAGTTCTACATCGAGCAGGAAGAGGCCATCGATAAGGCCTGGGGAGAGGTCTCCCGGGGCGCGCCGCTCGACATGCAGAAAGGCGCGGATCTGCTCTGGGAGCTCCAGCGCAACCGGGTTGAAGGCCAGCTCGACAAGGCGATCCGGGGGCAAGGCAAGGATCCAGATGATAGGCTGCGGGCACTGACCGCTGCCCGACTCATCGCCAACCGGAGCCGCTGACCATGCCGACGACGCCCGATCCGTACCTGCAGGCCGCTTCCGAAGCGGTCGGCGGCCCCTCCGACGACACGCTGCGCGAGCTCGTAGCGGCGCAGGATGCCGCTCGCGAGGTGGCGCCCGACGAGGCGCAGAAGGCCTATCGGCAGGCCGCACGCGAGCAGATGCCCTTCGGCATGGCACTCGACCGGCTGCGCGCCGACCCGAAGCGCGAGGGGCACGACTGGCAGAAGCTCGCGAAGGATGCGCCCACGCTTGCGCGAGTCGTCGCCGAGGATGACGGGTTCGCCGCGGCGGCGCAGCGCGACGTCGAGAAGCTCTCGCGGCTCGAGCAGCTCGTGCGCGGGGTCAAGAACAGTCGTGGTGCCGAGCTCGCGAAGACCGCCGGCAAGGCTCTCGAGGGCGCGACCTCGGCGCCCGAGGCGGTCTATCACCGTGCGGCGCAGGGGCGCCGGGTAGACCAGATCGGATCTCTCGCCTGGCAGCAGGTGATGGGCGACGCTTCGCCCGAGGTCGAGAAGCTCGTCGCCGAGCTCGAGAAGGCGAACAGCGCCGCATGGAACCCGAAGCTGGGCTTTGTAGCCGGGATGGCCCCGGCGGCGGCCGAGCAGCTCGCGATGATGACCGGGCGCCTTGAGCGATCGGCAGACCTCGCCATCGGCGGCTTGCTCGGCGGCGCGGCCGCTGGCGCCGCGGCGGGCTCGGCGGCCCTCGGTGTGGGCGCCGTCCCTGGCGCGGCGGCGGGCTCTCTCGCCTTCAACGACCCTGTCCGCTTCCTCTCGACCACGACCGCGCTGCTGGAGTCGTCGACTGCGGCGACCAGCGGCACGGACACCGCGTTTACACTGCGCCCGCTTGTCGAACTCAGTGGCGCCGACCGCATCCTTGATGTCGTCGACCACGCGGGCACGTCGCGATTTTATGTCACTCCTGCCGGGTCGATCGTGAACTCTGGCAGTGCGACACTCGGCACAGTCAGCAGTGCACTCTATGGAGTGGCCGGAGACAATCCGGTAGTTGTCAGGGGATCGAAGGTTGACGGCGCATCCGCCGTCGGCGTTCGAGTCGGGAATCTCAATACTCTTACAACTGCTGGCAGCAAGGTCGCTGCCTTCTGCGCCGACAACCCGACAACCTGCGCTTCCGAGGTCGCTTCGATCGGCTACGACGGCGCGGCGACCTTCGCCGGTCGCGTCTCTGGCGCGGGCGTGCAGGCAGTCGCGGGCACCGAGCCGACCTGCGACGAGTCCGCCCGCGGCCTGATCTGGACCGTGGCAGGCGGCGCAGGCGTGGCCGATACGGTGAAGGTCTGCGCCAAGGACGCCGGCGACGCGTTCGCATGGCGCACCATCTACTAGGAGTCATGGCTATGACGAACGCGCAAATTGTCGCAATCTCGGCCTCGCTCGTCGTCGCTGTGGGCGGCGGAGTGTTGCTGTCCTCGGGCGAGCCGGCGACCATCACCGATGCGCATGTCGACGCGGGCCAGGCGCCCGAGGGCGCGATTACCCTCGTCAACAAGTCGACTGGCGAGCGTGGCTATCTCGCGGACGACGCGACCGGCCGCGCGCTGCTCGAGGCGGCGCTCG